AAGATGCTGTTGTTCCGCATCGACCGATTCAAGGGGAACCCCGAAGGCAAGTCCATCCTGAGACCCGCCGTCGTTCCCTACTGGTTTACGAAGCGCATCCAGGAATTCGAGGCGATCGGAATCGAACGCAACCTAGCCGGTATGCCGATCATGGAGGTGCCTGCGGAGCTGCTGATTGCGAACGCTTCGCCTGAAGCCGTCGCAACCAGGCAGGCCCTGGAGAGATTCATCACGCAAGTCCGCATGGACGAGCGGTGGGGTGGCTTGGTCCCGAGTGAGACGAAACCCGATGGAAGTCCCAGCGGGTACAAGTTCAAGCTCATGCAGTCGTCGGGTCGCAAGCTCGTAGACACAGACGTCATCATCAGGCGCTATCGTGACGACATGCTTCGCTTGTTCATGGCGCAATTCCTTACGCTCGGTTCGGGCACGGTGGGGAGCTTCGCTCTCGCAAGCAATCAGACGGATCTCTTCGGTACTGCACTCGGTACCATCATGGACTCCATCTCGGACGTGGTGAATCGCTTCATGATCCCGCGTCGCCAACGACTGAATAACCGACCCATCGAGCTGGACCCTGTGCTAGTCCATGGCGACATCGAAGGGCCTGAGCTGGAGAAGGTAGCTGCGTACATCTCCGCCCTGTCTGGGGCTGGAGCTATCACTCCAAACCCAGCTCTGGAGCGCAAGCTCATGGAGATTGGCAACCTGCCTCAGCCTCCAGAAGACGAGGACGTGCCAGCGATTCTGTCGGAGTCTACGATTGAGTCGGTGTCTCGCGGATCGTTCAACGGAGAGCAGGTGAAGATCGTGCTCGATGTGAACAAGGCGCTGAAGAACAGCCAGCTTGACCGTGGTGCTGCCATCGCCACCATCGGAGCTGCGCTGGGTCTCACGCCCGAGGAAGCGGGGCGGTTCATCCCCGCCGAGGCAGACGAGTCCGAGGAAATCGCACCACCGTCGCCACAGCCACCAGTGCCACCTCCCGCTCCTGGGCAACCTCCTGTTCCGCCCGAGGCACCTCCGGTCGGAGACGAAGCCGACGACGAAGACGATGACGAAGGACAAGACGATGCCTGAAAATGAAACCGAAGAGACACGGCCCGAAGTGAAGCTCTACAAGTGCGACGGATGCGAGCAGATGCTTGAGCACGTCTTCGAGTGTCCCAGGTCGCCGCGCTTGCTGTGCGAGCCATGCCTGGGCAAGAAGCCATACGAGAAGCCTGCCATCATCTCGTCCATTCCATTTGGTGAGGGGTGATTTGCCGCTGATCACGAAAGCGCGAGGCAAGCCTCAGTGGCAGAGGGGACTGGAGCCTCCGAGTAGGGCGCTTCGGGACTCCCTTGCCATCACGGCTGCGCATGAGGCGAAGTTTGCCGAAGCGTATGCCGACCTTCTTCGCAAGCTGCTCACGCCTGAGATGAGGCGGACGATCAGCGCGGCTGTGCGGAGTGGGTCTTCAGTGAAGTCCATCATGCGCAAGATTCCATTCTTCGACCCGAAGAGACCCGAGACGTTCGCGACGTGGGAGCAATTCGCCATCGACATGGAGCACGTCTACACGGAGGTCATTAACGCGACTATCGAGAACGAGAACGAGAAGCGCGGATGGTCTCCAAAGAAGGTGGAGACACTCAAGGCAGACGAACCAACTATCCCGGTTAACGTGGGAGCCGCTGAGTTCGTGCGCAGACGCTCTCTCACTCGCGTGGTGGACATGAGCGAAAAGGAAGCTGAGAGAGTTCAGGCGATCCTCGAAGACGGGCTCAAGGCCGGTGCTACGCCGGGGGCCATGGTCGCAGAGATCGAGGCTTCGGTGGGACTCACAGCAAAGCAGCACGCCCAGCTTGGTCGTAGGCTAGACCGAGCACGAGAGCTTGGGATGAACGAGGCCAACGTAAAGAGGATGCGCGATGTTGAGACGAGCAAGATTCGTAGGACTCGCGCCAAAGCCATCGCACGTACTGAGACAAACGACGCCATGGCTCGTGGTCTCACAGACTCCTGGGTCCAGGCTGCCGAAGCTGGACTCATCCCGAAGGGTGTGAAGCGAGAGTGGGCCGCTATGGGAGACGAGTCCACCAGCGATATCTGTGAAGACCTCGACGGACAGCAGGTCGGGCTCGACGAGAATTTCTCAACCACGGTAGGCGAAGGGTTCAATGGACCAGGACCGCCTGCGCACCCAAATTGCCGCTCAACCCTGATACTCGTATTCCCGGAATGACCACTATGAAACTAGCCAAAGCAAGCCCCAAGACGAAGACACGCGAGTACCTTGAAGCCGCTCTCGACGAGTGCCGCAAGCTCTTGCCTGGCTGGATGTTCGCAGTCATCCATCAAGCCGCACTCCCCGCGTCGGGTGGTCGTGCCGCACGAAATCGTAGACTTTCTGCGATGGAGAAGTCCTGGCTCGACCCCAGGCCCATCGAGATGATGTCTAGTCCCGAGCTGATGGCGATGTTTCAGAAGGCAGACGAGACGTACAGGGCGTTCGTTCGGAAGGGCTATCCCACTGTGGTCGTGCTCTCGAAGAGCAAGGCCATTGTTGAGGCGCTTGAGAAGCGAGGATTCAAGCTCGACGGCAAAGTCTTCGACGAGGTGAAGAAGGAATCGGCCCCGCTGCATCTACCTCCTGGGACTCGCGTCGAAAAGGGGTTCAACAGTGGAGTGGCTGAGGGCGGGATGCACGCGCATGGGCTGGACCGACACAACGGGCAGACCATGACCGATGGGAATCATATCCACCTCTTCGTCGTTCCCGGCACAGGCGAGGTGCTCACGACCGTCGAAACTGGAGCACATGCTCACACTATCGACGCATCGGGAAACGGCACAGACCGATCAGGCGACCATATACACGGGCTCATGGTTGGAGACGAATGGGTGGAGACGAAGCTCGGAGGGAAGCACAGCCACGACCTGATGGTTGAGACTTCCGGCTTCGATGGGCTTCACGTTCACACGCTGAAGCTCAAAGACGGTACTGAGATCGAGTCTCTCACTCCTGGGCAGTTCGTAGAGCGATTCCTCAATATGGAATACTTTGCCCCGCGCCCACTGCACTCCGCATCGTGTATCGCCTCCGCGCTCAACGAGGTGTCGTATCTCAGCATGAGACTCTTCGAGCAAGAGCAGGACGAGGCCATGTTTGCCCCGGAGCTTTGCCCGGACAGTCCCAGCTTTGAAATCGAGGTCGAGATTGAAATCAACAAGGCGCTGGATGCTATCGCCAGCGGGAAGCCAGCTCCGACCGCACCTTCTATTCTTTGGGAGGTGGTCGATATAGCCAAGAGCGGAGCCGAGTGCTGTCTCTCCGACTTCGACACGCCGGGCACGATGCGGAACCCCAGGAAGATCCACATCGACATCGGTGATGTGGTGGAAGTCTCGGCGTATGGGGAGATCTTGAAGCACTCTGAGTCTTCCGAGCCGCACAGCCTGGCCGAAGCCGAGGCCATCTCCGCCTACGTGAGAGAGCTGGACAAGGCCATCGAGTCGGTAGACTTCTGTGGGGCCCAGGATTCCAAGCTGGTCTTCGTATCAGCGAGCCCGTCACCTCTCGAGATGGCCCGGAAGGAAGCTCTCATCGGTTTGGACGGTGCGCTTTTCCAGGAGCGGTACTTGACGCCGCTCGGGTTGACGAAGGCCGATGTAGCTACAGGCTTTGCGATTCCGGTGAGATGCGTACTTGACGGGGAGCCGACCGACGCGGACATAGCTCGGTGGCGTGGGAAGCTGGAGAAGTCTCTCGCGGTCTACAGCGGGGCCAAGGTCGTCGCCCTGGGCCGTGTAGCCAAGCAAGCCCTGGGAGATCTCATGGACTTCTCGCTGCCTCACCCCGCGGCGGTACGACGGCATGGCGACCGGGGAGAAGTGGACCGCAAGATTCGATCCATCTGCAAATCACTTGACATTGGTGAGCTGGCGTCCAAGACTTTGGGCAGTTCCAATGTCGATCCGAGTAATGGTGAGACCGGGGCAACCCTCGCTGATTCCATAAGTGAGCTGAATGGTGGCGGAAGCCTCCGAGTAGCGGTAACGAAGTCGATTGCAGAAAAGCAAATCGTCTATGGAGTCATCCTCGACCCGTACCAGGTCGATCTCCATAACGACTGGATTCCACCCTCGGAGATTGAAACTACTGCTCATGACTTCCTATCGAAGTCGCGCATTGTGGGGCTGAGTCACAAAGGAGTGGCAGACGCCGAAGTCGTGGAGTCCTGGGTTGAAATCTATCCTACACCAGCAGATCGAGAGAACGCTCTCCAGAACCTTCCGCACCGGGCATACCGGCGCAAGTTCGGAGGCGACACGATCCATTCTGGTGCCTGGGTTGCCGGGGTCAAGCTCAGTGATGAGCTTTGGTCTCTGTTCAAAAAGGGAGACCTCGATGCGTTCAGCATTGGGGGCTTCTCGTTCAAGACCCAAGTGTCGACTCAAGCGATGCCCGAGG